TTTGCAAACGGATAAGGTCGATTATGTCATCGCAGTCGATACTGATTCGATCTATCTTAATCTTGGACCTCTTGTTACTAAATTTTTTGGTAATAAGTCTGACGATAAAACAGCAATTGTTTCAATACTTGATAAGATCTGTCAGGACAAGTTGGAACCATTCATCGATGCCTCATATCAGGAGCTTGCGGACTACGTTTCGGCGTATGATCAAAAAATGCAAATGAAGCGTGAGAATATCGCTGAACGTGGTATTTGGACTGCTAAGAAACGATACATCCTTAATGTTTGGGATAGTGAAGGTGTTCGTTATGATCAACCAAAACTTAAGATCATGGGACTTGAGTCTGTTAAGTCATCTACTCCTGCCCCTTGCCGTAAGATGCTTAAGGATGCATTCAATATTCTGATGACTGGAACAGAAGATGATGTGATTGACTTCATTGAAAGAAGTCGAGTTGAGTTCAAGAAATTGACACCAGAAGAAATTTCATTTCCAAGATCTGCTTCTGATGTCGAAAAGTTTCAAGATCATGCTATAATCTATAGAAAGGGAACACCCATTCACGTTAGGGGAGCTCTGCTTTTCAATCATTACATCAAAGAAAAAAAACTCACTAACAAATATTCTTTGATTCAAAATGGTGAAAAGATTAAGTTTTGCTATTTGAAAGTTCCAAATACAATACATGAAAATGTATTTTCTTTTATTCAGGAATTTCCTAAAGAGTTGAACTTGAATAGATACGTTGATTATGAACTTCAATTCAGTAAAGCATTTGTGGATCCACTAAAAGTAATCCTAGATGCTATTGGTTGGAAGGTAGAAAAAACTGTAAGTTTGGAGGATTTCTTTTCATGAAGGATCAATTTACAATTGAAGATAACGAAGGAAAACAAGTTAAATGGAATAGAGGAGTTGATTTGTTTGTGGAATCTGTTCTGAAACCAGATCCTGCATTGAGACAATGTGCTCATAATCAAAAATGCTATCATGAGCTTATGGATATTCGCGGGGATGTGCTAGAATATTTGAAAACAAAACGTTGGAAGTGAACTATGGATTTTCTTAAGGAAATTGTAAAAGAGATAGGAGATGACTATTCAAAAATCGCAGCAGACATCGACGACACCGAACACTTTGTGGACACGGGTTCGTACATTTTCAACGGACTTTGTTCAGGTAGTATATTTGGGGGTGTATCTGGGAATAAGATTACTGCCATTGCTGGGGAGTCTTCTACTGGAAAAACTTTCTTCTCACTTGCGGTTGTTAA